GAAATACCTTTGTCATCAAGAGAGTGTGCTATTTGTGGACATGAGTTTGGCACACAAGACAAAGAAGTTCTTGATGATTTTGTGATGACTGAAGTTGATTTAATTGACAGATCACCATTTAGGTGGCTTGACCTATTTGAAAACAAAAGATGTGTTATGGCTAGTGGTTTTAATGGATTTGGACTGGTTGCACATCTAGATGAATTATCTGTCGCTCTTGTAAAGCGTAACAAAGGGCGTTTAAGAGTTATTAGTGTTGGAACTAAGGAACAAGCAATTGCGTCTGCTGATGACTTTCTCAGAGGCATTGAAGATGGTGATGGCTCAAAGAAAGGTAAAAGATGGTTAAATCAAGGCGTGACACCAAAACAGAAGAACGCTTTGGGTATGTTAGGTCAATATATTAGACCAATGGATTTTAGTTGGAATAAATACAAAGCAGCTTGTTGGTTAAATTATTTGTGGAACAAAAAAGATATTGATGCAAAAATTTTAAATTATTATGAAGGAGATGATAATGCAGCGTAGTGAAGCTTTAAAAAAAGTAGATCTTATAATTAATGGACCAAGAGCCAAATCTCATGGAGATGCAACAGAGACACACACATACATAGCTCAAATGTGGAATATATTATTAAGAAAAAAATTAAAAGAACCCTTGGACATACATGATGTATATAGGGCTATGATTGGTATTAAACAAATTAGAAACAGTCAAAATCCAAAAGTTGAAGATAACATGATTGATATTATTGGGTATGCGGCATTAGCAATAGAGGCAAAAGATGGCAAGAATGGAAGTTGAGTACACTCTTCAAGAAGAGAATGATGTAGGTGTTGAAAACTTTAAGTTTGGGAAAATGTTCGTTCAGTTTAATTTTGCAGACCCTATGGATATAACAATTGATAAATTAAACAAAAGTTTAGATCGTATTTGTAACTTAAATAAATATGATGTTTTAGGTCTTAGTTTCATAGCTAAGTATGATGAAGTAATTATAGCTGAAGGTTCACTTTATGCAGAAGGAGAAGGTAGATGGATTACCCCAGTATCGGAGACAGTTCACTAAAAAACTTAACTAAGTTGTTTGCAAGATTTAGTTGGGATAAAAGGCTCTGTGATTTAACAGAAGAAGAAATAAAAGCAACAATAACAATAATGCAATTCTCAAAGAAGGTAGAGCAAGATGAGCAATTTAACAAACAAGAACTCGACAGATTACTTCTTAAATATGTCCACGGAGAAAGCAAAGAATCAAAACAAGATGAAATCCCCTTTTGAAGAAGTTATTGATAATACTATTGTAGAGAAAAACAAAAGAGAACCTAGAAGAAGATATTTAGGTGGATCTATGTTAGGCGACAAGTGTGCTAGAAAAATACAATATACATATTTAGGTCAAGAGCCTGATGAAGAAAAACAATTTACTGCACAAACTTTAAGGATATTTCAGTTAGGTCATGAGCTAGAGAATAGCATGTCTGGTTGGATAAGAAATGCAGGATTTGATTTAAGAACTATGGATAGTAATGGCGAACAATTTGGTTTCTCCGTAGCTAATGATGAAATCAAAGGTCATATAGATGGCGTGATATGTGGTGGTCCAGTAAATGTACGCTATCCAATGCTTTGGGAATGTAAGTCTGCTAACGAAAAGAAGTTTAGAGATTTTAAGTTTAAAGGCATAAAGGCTAATCCAACTTATGAAGTACAAGTGGCTTTGTATCAGGCTTACATGGAATTAACAGAAAATCCATGTTTGTTCACAGTTATAAACAAAAATACATGTGAGATATTTTATCAACTTGTTCCGTTCAATCAAGAACTTGCACAATACGCAAGTGATAGAGCAGTTGACATATTAAGAGCATCAGAACAAAAAGAGATGTTACCGAGAATTGCACAAAACAAAGATATATTTGATTGTCGTTTTTGTCAGTTTTCAGATACTTGTTGGAGTGGGGAGTGATGGCGATACGGAAGGTAGCAAGGTATCGCCATCGTAGGAGATGGTAATGAATATTGTTAAATTTGGCAATAACAAACGGAACATGGACTCAAAAGAACTTGTTGAATTAATAAGTGAAAGAGTTCCATCACATGTTCAAATAAATTTACTTAAAGAAACTTATCCACAAGGTGTGATAAGAGGGGATCAATTTACTATTGGCTCTCTTGGTGGGGAAGCTGGTAAGTCATTAAAGATTGATATAAATCCTAGATCTCCTTACTTCATGAAAGGTCAAGATTTTAATGGTGCAGATGGCGTAGGAGGCATTGTTAAGATATTGATGGAAGGTAGAAGAATGAAATTATCAGAGGTAAGAGAGTTATTTGCAAATTACATTGATGATAATATTCCAACGCCAGTTGAAACAATAAGCTCCATAATACAACCAGAAGCAAAACAAATTAATATTAATACACCATTTGATAGCGAACATAAGTATCTTAATGCACAAGGTGAGTTGCTTTGTCTTGTTCGCAGATATAATGCTAAAGACGATAATGGTAATCCAGTATTAGATGCACATGGCAAACCAAAGAAAGAATTTAGACAGTTTACTGGTGGCAGTAATTATCCTCGTATGCCAGATGTTCGCCCATTATATAACATTCCAAACATATTAGCATCAGATAAAATTATTTGGGTAGAGGGAGAAAAGTGTGCAGATGCATTAAATGAACTTGGTTATACTGCTACTTGCACTATGGGTGGTGCAGGCATGTTGTCAAAGAAATCTGCAAACTTATTTGACTTCTCACCATTGCATGAAAAAGAACTGGTTATATGGCCAGACAATGACACGGCAGGTCGTAAAGTTGCAGAACTTGTACAAGAGCTTGCTCTTAACGCAGGAGTGAAGTCAGTTACCACATTAACACCACCAAGAGGTAAGCCAGAAAGATGGGATGTTGTAGACGCTATAGCCGAACAATTCAACATCAATGAATTTCTAAATACCAACATTAAGCAAGTTAAAAAGAATATTAATTTGCTTGATGACAGTCTTCTCATAAATAGATTTGTAGGAGAAGCACCAGAGCAAAAGTTTTTGATAGCGAACACATTGCCATTAGCCGTGCCAATAATATTCTCTGCCGCAGGAGATAGTGGTAAAGGTATGATGACACTTGACTTAGCTATGAAAGTTTCAAGTGGTCAAGCCATGCAAGAAGCATTTGGTGGCATGATAAGTGAGTTTGGTAATTCTATTATATTTACCGCTGAAGATGATGAAGCAGAGATGCATAGAAGAATAGAAAGACTTGATTTTGACAATCAAAGAGCTAACTATGAACATGAACTGCGAATCGTTAGTTTGCCTAATGTTGGTGGTGTTTTTCCTATACTTCAAGAAACACATGATGGCTACAGAACAAGTGATGAATTTGATAAGTTATACGAACAAATTCTACAGATGAAAAATTTAAAACTTATTGTCTTTGATCCATTAGCATCTTTTGTTCATGCAGATGTAAACTCAGATCCTGCGGCGGGTGCAGCATTAACTGGATTGCTTGCACAAATAGCTACAGAAACTGGTGCGTCAGTTATTATGTGTCATCACATGACTAAAGTTAAAGAAGATGCAGTAGTTAGTACTCCAGAGCAAGCAAGAAATATGATTAGAGGTACGTCAGCATTAGTTGATGGTGTACGTTGTGCTTTTGCTTTATGGCAAGTTGATGAGGCTACTGGCAGAAGAAGATGTCAAGATCTTGGAATAGATTATCAAAGAAATAAATGTTTTGATGGTGCAGTTGTTAAATCAAATGGTCCAGCGAACAGAAACATAAGACACTTTATTAGAGATGAGTTTAGTGGTTTACTGCTTGATAGGAGTGAAGATATTTCAAGATTACACTCTGGCTCAAACAAAGAAATAAAGAAAAACGCATTGTTCAGTTGGATTGCCGATTGTGAGCGTGAAGGTAGAGCTATGACACAACAGTCAGGAGCAGATGCTATATTACAACGTATGTCTGCTGATGCCGATGCACCAAGAGTATTAAACAATTGCACACAAAGAATGATTGATGGTCTTGTTAGAGAACTCATACAAGAGGGCAGACTTGCTAAGTATTCATTTAGCAGAAGTGGTGGCAGAAAGTGGCTCGGCACCATAGATGGCGATATGAGCAGAGGTGAATATGAAGCTACAACGGCTACAGAAAATGTATAAATTGCCAGATAACAACTGCGTTATAAGCTTTAGTGGTGGCAGAACTAGTGGGTTCATGTTGAAGCAAATCATGGATTACAACAATGGTTTACCAGATAACGCAGTCGTTTGTTTTGCGAACACAGGCAGAGAGATGCCTCAGACACTTGAGTTTATAAATGATTGTTCGCTTAACTGGAGCGTCAAAATTGTCTGGTTAGAATATGACTTGAATGAAGAGAACAAACATGTGTTCAAAATTGTAGATTTTGAAACTGCAAGCAAAAAAGGTGAACCATTTGATAAATTAATTGATAAGCATCAAATTTTGCCTAACCCACTAGCAAGGTTTTGTACTGGTAGTTTAAAGAGGGACACAATAAGCAAGTATTTAAGAAGTCTTGGATGGAAGAA